CCTTGCTCGCGCCCTCGAAGCTCGAGGCGTTCGGGTTGGTGCTGAAGAACGGGATCCAGTTGCTGCGGTCCTCGTCGACCATGCTCGACCCGGAGATGGTCAGGGTCTGGCCGGTCGAGATCGTGCCGGAGACGTTGCTGATGGCCGGAGTGGTCACATCAGCTGACCTGGCCGCAACCGGCTGACGAGCGCCGGCGGCTGATCGGCCACCGTCAGCGAGTCGATCCACATATCCTGCGCGATCGGCGAGCCGTCGCCGATGTAGGGCAGCAGCGCCAGCTGGTTGAACTTCTGCGTCGCGTACTGCGCGGTGCGCAGGTAGACGTTGGCATGGTTCACCACCCGGAGCCCGTCCACCCAGCAGCGGATCACGCCGTTCGCCTGCGGCACGCCGCCCGAGATCGAGTTCATCGCGAAATAGGCCGCGAACCTGTGCCAGGCGTTGTTGGCGAAGTTGGCCGAGGGCGAATCCCACAGCGTGGCGTTGGCGTAGTCGCCGCCGCCGATCGAGTACCAGTCCACCAGGTCCGGGTCGGGGTCCGTCTGCAACTGCCCGCCGTTGCCGCCGGCCACCGAATGGTTCGCGGCGCCGCCGAGCAGGCCAGGGGAGATTGTCTGCGGATACGGGGTCGTGGTGTGCATCCGCTGCCCGTCCTGGATACCGACCCTCGGCGTGAACGAATTCGGCTCGATGTAGCAGGTGAGATACGTCCACGCATAGCCGTCGAAATCGCCGTTCGCGTCGGTCAGCAGCAGCAACAGGTGCGGGTGATAGGCCACCCCCGAGCCCTGCCAGGGCACGCCGGCGGTGCCGAGCTTCATCCAGAACTCGACGTACACGCTCTCTGAGGCGGCGAAGAGTCTCCTCCCCGGATAGCCTCCGGCCGGAACGGTACCGGCCTGGTTCCAGTGGAAATTCACCGAACCGCTGCTGCCCGGCGCCACCACGACGGTGTCGATCGTGCCGCCGCCGCCGACGATGTCGTACCATCCGCGCGCGCCGAAGCTGCCGTCGTCGAAGCCTTCGCTGAGCAGCGTCGTCATGCCGGTTTGAACGACACCGTGCCGGCGATCCAGGCGTGTGACGATATGGTCCACGACGCGGTGTAAGCTCCAGCCGCGCCGGCGAGGCGGTAGATGTGGCTGCCGCACTGGAGCGATGCCCCGTTCTCCTCATCGTGGATCAGGGTCCAGGCGCCGTTTTCCGTGATCGACTCGTTCGCCGACCCGTTATGAGTCATCGCCGCCACAATCAGTGCGTTTGCCGCCACCGTCGTGATGCTGTCCGCCGGAGTCGTCGATGTGCCGTTGGATACCCCGCCGTCAACATCCAGAGGGGTCGCATGGACGCCACGGAAGGCGTCCACGGACATGAACCATCCCGCGCAGCTCTGATTCCATGTCACTGTTACCGTCGGCGTTCCGTTACCGTTCGAAATGGCATAGCCGATGACGAAAGCGTTGTCGCCGGCATCATTTCCCTGCACGAAGGCCCAGGAATTCGACAGCGTGTCCGTGATGGATGCAACGGTAAGCGCGCCGAATCCGGAGACGCAAACGACGAGCAGGTCACCGGTCTGAATCGCCGCGGAGAACGCCAGGGCGAGGGAAGTCGAAGAGGTAAAATTGGATACCTCGTTCTTGACGCCGGCGACCTCGGCAATGCCACCCCCTCCGCCGCCGCCAGCCGAAAGGATGGCGCCCTGCACCATCCCCCCGGCGCCGGCGTAACTGCGCATCGCCGTGGGCTAGTACGTCTCGAAGATGATGTGCGCGCTCATCAGCCCCGGGGTGCCGCCGGTGAAGGCCGACAGGCTGATCTCGCCCAGCGAGGCGGTGTTGCCCAGCACGCCGATCTCCTCGCCGGGCGCGGCCACCCAGCGCATGATCCCGCCGAAGGCGTTGAACGCCAGTTCCAGCAGCGAGAGCGTCGAGCTGCGCTGCGGCTTGGTGGTCGAGGAGCCCACCGCGAGCGGCGGCGCCGCGAGCGCGGCCGAGGCCGGGTCGAGCGCGACCGGGCCCCGGCCGTTGGTGCCGGGGCCGATCGAGGTCGCCGCCACGGTCGAATCGCGCGCCAGCTCCATGATCGTCGGGGCCGAGGCGCCCGCCTGCCCGCCCATCTGCACCTCGAGGATGTTGCTGCGCTGGGTGGTCGAGCCGCCCTGCAGCGCGAGGTAGCCGTTGTCGGTGAAGGCGGTCCCATCCGCCACCGCCACCGGGGTGAAACTCTTGTTCACGATTGACCAGCGTGCCATTTTTCCCGCTCCTTTCAGAAGAGAATCAAAACACCGTCACGAATCCGACGGCAGGATCAAAAACCCGTCGCCCCGCTGCGCGCTCAGGAACGCCGCTTCCTGCTGCCGGTCCAGCAGCGCCTTGAACGGCCGGCACTCACGGTTGCACTCCGGGCTGTCGCAGACGTAGTGGTCGCACCTGCGGCAGTAGCCGCGCTCGCGGGTGCGGCCCGGGTTCAGGATCACCACCGCGCTGCAGTGCGCGCAGGTGATCGTCGCCGACTCGTACACCTGGCCCTCGCCCACCGCCGGCACGTTCTTCTTGCCCGAGCGGCGCACGAACTCCGCGCTCACCCCAGGCCCGCAACGGTTGTCGATCAGCAGGTAGCCCTCGCGGCGCCGCTGCGAGCCCATCAGCTCCCCCTCGGCACGAACAGCAGCGAGTACTCCACATGCGACTGGCCGTTGACGAACATCTCGCTGCGGCGGATGCCGATCGTGATGCCGTACTTCTCCAGCGCCGCCTGCACCTCGGCCTGGCACAGCCGCACCGCGACCTCGTGGTCGCGCGCCTGCGCCGCCGCCTGCGCCGCGGTCCGCTCGGCGGCATCGAACCCGTTCGCACCCGCCATCTAGACAGCCTCCCGCTCCTTCGGCGCCACGCACCCCACCCCCGCCTCGCCGTACACCGCGAAGCTCATCCCGCAGCGCAGGCACTCGCCGTAGTCCGGCGACCAGTTGTGCGGCGCCACTCCGGCGGCAACCAGCGCCTCCGGCGGAATCGCCAGGTGGCCGCTCGGCTTCTGCTCGCGCAGGTCCACCACCGGCACATGCGGGTTCGGCGTGTAGCTCATCGGTTCCTTCAGTGGCGGTATCCGGTGACCCAGTTCCTGCGCGGCCGCGGGCGCGGCTGGTTGTCGGTGCCGGCGGCATCCGCCGCCGAGCGCCCCGGATTGTCCGGAGGCGTCGCGGCTGCGTCCGCCGGCTTTGCTTCCTGCGGCTGCGGTGCAGGCGTCTGCACGGCGCCGTCGGCCGGGGCGAATATGTCCCGCTGCTGCGGGTTGATGAGTCTGGCGAGCTCGCCCCAGTTGGCCCGCTGGCCGCCGGCATAGACGAAGGCGGCGTAACAGCCCACTTTCAGGTCGAGCGGCTCGTTGCGCTCGCGCGTCTTCACCCACTCGTGTTTCTCGATGCCGCGCACCTTGCGGCGCACGAGCTTCTCGGAAATCAGCCCGTCGAAGTATTCGTCCGGCAGCCCGCGCGGGAAATGCTGGAAGCCTGGTCCGCTGCTCTCGACGACCTCGCCGGTCTCGTGGTCTATTCCCAGATCGAGCCGCGCAAAAAGCCGTTCCTTGGTGGTATCTGTGCCGATGTGCCAGAGCTGCGCGCCGCGCTTGATCTTCTTCCCGCGGTGGTTGATGTCAACCAACGCCGGGCGTGAGAGCACGGGCTTGCCCGTGGCGCCGTCGCCCTTGGTGGCGAATACATGCCGGTGCGACCAGGTGCGGCAGTGACCATAGACTTCCTGCGTGAGGAAGCCGGAGTCGATGCCCATCGCGGCGATGCGCAGGGTCTGCCCGCCGGCGTGCGGGTAGGCCTTGTCGCGCAGCGCAGTCAGCGCTTCCCACACGGAGCCGGGCCCGCTCTTGCGCGGGTCGCCATGGATCACGTCGTAGTCCACCAGCCAGCATTCCTCGCCGGCGCCGAAGGCGTCGACCTCGATCTCGAGGCGGTCGCCCTGCACATCCACGAACGCGGTGAGCAGCAGCCCGCCGGGCGGCACGGTGCGCAGATCGTAGGCCTCGACCCGCTGCTTCAGCAGGTTGACCTTCGGCTGCTCGCCTGGAACCTCGAAGGGTTCGCCGCGAACCGTGTTCCAGAAGACCTGCAGCAGCGATTCGCCGGATTCCTCGTCATAGCCGCCCTTGGAGGCCTTGACGAACTCGGCGACGCAGTCGAACCAGGACTTCCAGCCCAGCGGCGAAAGCAGGGCCGGTGTGTGCCAGGTAAGCGCGCGCACGAAACGCGGCAGGAAGCGCACCATCTTGCCGCGCACCCAAGCCCAGATCGCATGCGGATCCGGGGCGTCGTCGGCGAGGATCTCGCCGGCGCCTGGCGCGGCGTGGATATAGCGCGCCAGTCCGGCTGGCCATTCCTCGAGCATCCAGGTCTTGTGATGCTCGTCGATCGCCTGCCCGCAGGATTCGCACTCGTACCAGGCGCGCTCGACTTCATCGGTGGCCGCGGTGCGGGTATTGGCATCGGCCAGCTCGGGCTGCGCGCCGCAGTGCTCGCAGCCGAGCGCATCGCTGCGCAGCTCGCTGATCCCACCGCAGTCGCCGCAGATAAGCTCGCGGCGCTCGACCATCGTCCAGCGCATCTGCTCCCAGCGCAGATGCTGCAGGTGACGGCAATGCGGGCACGGCACATGGTAGCGGCCCTGCGTGCCTTCCTCGAAGCGCGCCCAGATGCGCGACTTCCCCTTGATCTTCGGCGTGGAGCACTTGAAGCGCTTCGCCCGCGCGGAGAACTGGTCCGTGCGCTTGTCCGCCACCGCCACCGGATCGCCCTCGCCGTCCACATCGTCAGGGTAGGCGTCGATCTCGTCCTGCAGCACCACGCGCATCGGCATGTTGCGCAGGCCTGGGCCGGAGTTCGCGCCGGCGAAGGCCCAGATGCCGCCGGGGAACTCCTTCAGCGACATCGTGTTCGAGGAGTCGCGCGACTTGGCCGCCGAGAACTTCGCCCGCAGGACGGGCGTCTCCTCTATCATCGGCGTGATGCGCTGGCGCGAAACCTTCTTGATGCCGTCCGTGGTAGGCATCACCAGCATGGCTGGGCACGGCACCTGATCGGCAAGATAGCCGAGCACGTTGTAAAGCGCCTCGGAACCGCCGAGCTGGGTGCCCTTCACATGCACCCCTTCCTTGCACGGGTGCGACATGGACATCGCGTCCATGATCTCGCGCAGGTAGGGCGTGCGCGCGGTGGTCCAGCGACCGGGCTCGCCGGAGGCTTTCGACGACAGTATCCGGTTGCGGTCCGCCCAGCTCGAAACGGTAAGAACAGGCTCCGGGGCGAGCGCCCGCGCAGCCGCGCTACGGCACAGCTGCCGCGCGCTCCTCAAGCCAGCCGGCAGCATCAGCGGCAAGGCCGTGGGAAAGTTCATCGAATACCTGCGTGAATGCCTCGTTCATCAGCCGCTCCAGGCGGCCGGGATCGGTCTCGGCGGACCACTGGGGCGCTTTCTTCGGCACGAGGCGCATGACGCTGCTTTTCACCTGGTTGAAGATTTCAGACACTTCGCGATCGACTTCGGCCGCCGAGACCAGCTGGCCGACGTTGCGCAGATAATCGAGCTCCGCCTGGTCGGCGAGAAACTTCTCGCGCTTCGCGCGATGCTCGAGGTAGCCCTGCTCCGAGCCGGAAGCAGCCCGCTGGTCCGCACCCTCTTGCGAAGATGCAGCCCACGGCTGACCGGACGGCTGCTGATCAATCCCGAGCGCGAGCTCATCCACCAGAGCGTGCGCAGGGCCCCGGGGTCTGTCGGTTGCGGTACTGCGAGCGCCTGGCGCTGCTGCGTCAGCCTCGGCGCACCCGCTTTTCGCTGGGGTATTCTTTGTCGACTCCACCGGGTCGGTGTTGCGCTCCCACTCCAGATCGGCGACCTCGAAGTCGATCTGCGGCACACGCTTCCCGTGCCGCACGACGTAGCTGACCGATGCGCTCAGGCGCTTCGCCGCGATCGCCTTCCTGACGGCGTTATGCGTCCCACCGACCAGTCCGCGCGCGCGGCGGTGCTTCGCGTAGTCCCTGACGCCGCCATTGCGCTGCTCACTCTCTGACACCTTGGACACCCCGGCAGCGGATACCACAACGGCGGACACCCCACTGGAAACGGACACCCCGAGGGAAATCAACCACTAGCGCGTTTCCGCGCTCTCGCGATGCGCGGAGGGGAGGGCCTGGGAAGGACCCGAAAAAGCGGCCATCAGCCAACGGCCTAGACTCCGTCTCACCAAAGCACAATTACTGCGAAAAAAAGCCCGACGGCTCAAAAGTCGTCGGGCTTCTTTGGTAGCTATGCCCACGTAGGGCGATTGATCGGTCTGGTCTGGCGGTGCTGCTACCCGCACCTCACACCAGCGTGGCAGAGCCTACGGTCTTTCCTGCCACGTTGTCAACGCTATTTTGCACCCGTTCTCGAGACACTACCTTGCACCGCGAAGCGGCCGAGGCTCGATGCCGTTGGCCACCCAGTCGCGCAGGATTCGCGATATGGCATGGTGCGCGGCGTCGACCCGGCGGTAGAAAGTGCGCTCGCTGCAGCGGCAGTTGTAGCAGCGCTGCTCGAGTGTCGCGGCCTGGTAGATGTACTTCTCGAAGACAACGGTGTGCAGCACAGGATCGAGGGCGGCGATGCAGCGGTCGACCTGTTCGCAGTCGAGCTCGTTGACCGGGATGAAAAGGTCCTTGCGGACAAATACCTCGCACTCGGTCATCAACCTCGCCCACGGCACGCAGCTCGACCATCCTCCGGGGCGCTCGCGCCACCTGGCCCACTGCTCCAGCAGCTCGTCGATGACCGGGATCACGGCCGCCGTCCCGTTCGTCCCATTTGTCCCATTGAAAAACGAATAACTATCGGGTGCGCGCGCGCGCGCGCCCGCGTAGGGGCCGGTGCAATGGGACAATGGGACGGATTCAATTCTAGGCTTGATTCTCTGCTGTTTTTTTCTTCGTCCCGTTTCGTCCCGTTAGTTGTTCAACGGGACGGCGGAGGGCTTCTCGTAATACCAGGCGCGGTCGCCGGTTTTTTCCTTCCTGCGCTCCCAGCCGAGTCGGGCCATGCAGCGGCCGACGCGCTGCTGCTCGGCCAGAGTCCAGCGGGCGGTGTCCAGGGCCAGGGCCTCGCCGAGCACTTCGTTCACCTTGAGCGTGGCGCGCTCCGGGTGTTCCTTCAGCCATCGCTGGATCCTTTCCTCGTAGGCGTCAGCCATGAACCTGGCGTCCTGCTGCTCGCGGAATATGTCGCGGTTCTCGGGCTCCACCATCCAGTCGCAGCCGCCCTTATAGAGTTTGACCGCTTCGGCCCACAATTGATCGCGGTCCTTGCGCAGGTCGTCGAGATCGGCGCGAGTGCAGCGCACCGGCCAGTAGCGGCGGTTGCCGGTCTCGTCCTTGAAATAGGTGTAGTGGTTGACCGTGCCGGCGAACACGCACTGACGCGGCACGTCGGCAGGGCGCTTGCCCCAGGGCGATCGGTAGCGGTCGATCTGCTGCGTGAAAAACAGCTTCGCCGACGAGTTCTCCGCGCGGTTGAAATTGTCCAGCTCGCCGAGCTCGCATCCCCACTTGCCGCGGATGATCTGGTAGCCGGCGACGTCGCCGATCTTGAAGAACGCATCGGTGAACCACTCGCCGAACAGGATGCGCAGCGTGGCCGACTTGCCCAGCTCCTGCGGCCCTTCGAGGATCAAAACGTTGTCCGCCTTGCACCCGGGCCGGTACACCCGCGCCACGGCCGCCACCAGCCACTTGATCGCGACCAGCTCGAGGTACTTTTCCAGTCTGGAGCCTTCCGCAGCTTGCGCCCCGAGATAGGCACGGAGCCAGTATCGCACCCGGTCGACGCCGTCCCACTCCAGCGCATCGAGGTAGTTGCGCACGATGTGGAAGCGGTTGCGGTCCGCGGCGAGCTGCACCGCGTCGAAGATTATTTCCTTCTTCGGCGCCATGCCGTAATGCTGCGACACCCACAGCCGCAGGCGGGCATCGTCCAGGTCGCCCCACTCCCCCCGCTCGCCGGGCGTGAACGGCGGCTCCCTCAGCTTCACCACCAGCCCCGAGAACTCGTCGTAGCCCAGCACGCCCTTCCAGTTCACATCGTTCTGCAGGATCGCGAACACGTTCGACAGCTCTGGGATGAGCTTGCCCTTCTCCGACCTGGCCAGCCGCTCCTTCCATTTTTCCTCGAATGCCTGGCTAAACGAGACAGCCGCAACGCTGGGCTGCGGCGGCGAGCTGCTCGGTTCGGTGTTGTTCTCTTCGTTGGCCATAGAGCCGGTCTATCTCGTCGGACCACCACGACGGCCAGGCGAACTCCCGCCGGCCGAAGTCCCACTCCCGGCAGCACCAGGCGTACTCGCGCGCCTCGGTTGCCGTCGCCTCGGCTTCGCGCTGGCCGAGATAGAGCGCGTACGGCACGCGCAGCGTGACCTGCGCCGCCCACCTGGCCAGCTCGCCGGCGAGCTCGAGCAGCTTCTCGTGCTCGTCGCTTCGCTGATACAGATCCACCGGCACCCCGGCCACCACCCGCAGGTCGAACTTCCCGCGCTCGTAGTCGTCCGGCCGCAGCGCAAGCCGCGGGTGGGGCGAGGCGGCTTTCCAGTCCTCACCGAACACGAAGGCCACGCGCTGCGGATGATTCCCGGCATGACGCGCGTCGAGCAGCATGCGGCCGTAGGCGGGGAGCTTCACTCGTCACACTTTCGTTCGGGGGCTCAATCCACTGCCTCTGCGCAACCGTAAATGTGCAACGCCACGAACGGCCTTCGCCGATTGATCCACGGTAGCAGCCTTGCAGAGCTTGCAGGCCACGCGCCGCTTATATCCCAGGAAAAAATTGCCACACAGAGCGCACTTGTTTGCGTACTTGCCATTCTCGTCCTCGAAATCCTCGGGCCAATCTCGCAGCTTCGCAAGCTCGGCCTCATGGCCACGGGCTTCGGCATCAAGGTCGGGCTTCATCTCTTACCCTTTCTGCTCATCGGCGGCGAGAATCGTTATAGCCTCGTGCTCAACGTGGACGGCTACCAAGGTCTGCTCTGGGTCGCTCTCTACCAAAGCAATCGCCTCGTGCCATGCCTGACGGATGTCTTCTGCAGCGTAACGGTATTCACAGCGGATAATCTCGGTGCTGGTGTCTCTTTCAGTGACTACGCGGAATACCTTCACGGCTATCCTTTCTGCTCATCGGCGGCGCGGGCCTTGTCGTCGATGGCTTCGGCTATTCGTTTGGCAGCGCGTTCTCGCTGTTCTGCGGAGCCGTACTTGGCACAGCGTCGGCAACCGCCTGACATGTACGGATCAACACAGGTGCAGGCGTGGTTGCACGGGCCAATGACCAAACATGGGCATCCGTCCAGTTGCTCGCTTGCCGTTCTCTTGGGGGAGTAAATAGTCTGACCCAGCACATAAGTGTCACCATCACACGCGCCTACAGGATGCCCACCGTAATGCGCGAGTACTCTGGTTGGGCCAGCCGCAAATTGCGCGATGCAGTCTTGGAAAGCACAGAGGAGCTTGAGAAAGCCGAGTTTACGAGTGCAGGAAGGCATCCCACGATCTACCGTACCGTCGGCTTGCAGGGCGTGCAGCACGGGATCCCGTTGTCTACGGAACCCTGTGTGAACCGCTTGGCGCGCACATACTTCCACGGCCCCGGCGTTGCCTTCTCCAGCAGCCACCTCAGCGCCTCCGTGCTCAGCCTGCAAACCTCAAGGTCGTTCAGTACGTTTTTCATCGCGAGCTGCGCTTCGCGTAGATCTCGCGGGCGTAGTTGCGCGCGGTGTCGCGCAGGTCCTCCGGGTAGGCCAGCAGCTGCTCGTCGATCTCGAGCCAGTGCTTCGCCGTGCCCAGGAGCGCCCCGAGCATCAGCCCCACCGCGTCGTCCACTTCCGCCCGCCACGCCAGCGGGACCGCGTTCCATATCCGCCGCCGCGCCTGCAGGTCCCGCGCAACCACGATCAGGAACGCGGGCGTGCGTCTCGCCGCGGGCAGCTGCCGGCATCGTTCGCGCAGCGCCGGCGGCAGCGAGGCCTCGATCGCGTCCTGCATCGGCGCGGGCGCCGGCGGCTTCTTCGCCGTGGCGGCGAACAGCGCCTCGGCAGCATTGCGGGCAAGGCTCACGCGCCCAGCTCCGCGGGGATGCGCTCAATCCGTCCGCTTCCGACCCTGTAGCGCACCGAGCCTTGCTGCCGGCACATCATTTCAAACTTGGCGCCGCGAGGCACCCTGACAACGAGCGGGAACTCGGGCGTGAATACCAGCGGCTCCACTGCCCACCAACTCACAACTGAGAGCCCGCCGACCAGACAGCTCATCAGCTTGACTTCGCGGCGCAGGATCTCGACGGTGCCGCCGTCGCCGGTATGCTTCCAGGACAGAACCTCGCCCGCACCCGGCAGCAGGATCTGCTCGCAGATATCCGCCTGCTCTTTGGGCAGAAGATGGGCCGCCAGCGAACTGAATACCGGCGTCGCAAAGCCGAGGCCGACCAGCGTGCCGAGGAAGTGGCGCCGGTTCATGCGCTGGCGTCCTCGAAGCACACATAGTTCGGATGCTCGTCATGCCTGACCAGCAGGCCCCGGGACTCCAGGTATGTCACCGATTCCGCAAGGCCTTCGCTGTCCATGTCATCGGCCGAATCAAGGTCCCACCATTTGAACGGCTCACCTGGCTTATGCAGCGCCGGCGTTGTGCAACTCTCGATATCCGACCTCGCGCAGGAATCGGCGATGGCAATCGCCCGCTCGATCACTGCGCGGCTGTAGGCAGGAGGTTTCATGACCTGTTGCGCTCCCTGTATGAACGCCGGCGCGCGGCCACCTTTTCCTTGTTGCGCTCCCTGTATGAACGCTGGTACGCGGCCGCCTTTTCCCTGTTGCGCTCCCTGTACGAGCGCTGGTACGCGGCCACCTTTTCCTTGTTGCGCTCCCTGTATGAACGCCGGCGCGCGGCCACCTTTTCCTTGTTGCGCTCGTAGTACGAGCGCTGGCGCTCGGCCACCTTTTCCTTGTTGCGCTCGTAGTACGAGCGCTGGCGCTCGGCCACCTTTTCCTTGTTGCGCTCGTAGTACGAGCGCTGGCGCTCGGCCACCTTTTCCTTGTTGC